AAATTGGGTTGGCACTAGGATATACTTCCTAGTGCCATACTCATTATTGGAGATATATGTTTCATAACCATCATTCTCATTCATACTACAGTCTTTTGGACGGGTACTCCTCTCCACAAGAATTAATGTCGCGTGCGGCAGAAATTGGTATGTCTGCCCTTAGCATTACAGACCATGGATCTCTGTCTGGTCACAGAGACTTTATTAAAGCGGCTAGTGATACAGGGGTAAAGCCCATCCTAGGCCTTGAGGCCTACTTCACTTCTGACAGGACAGATAAAAGGTCTAAGAAAGAAAGGAAGCCAGACGATCAGGTATACAATCACCTCATTGTTCTTGCAAAAAATGATATTGGTGTTAATAATCTAAATAGACTTTCTGAGGATGCCTGGGTTGAGGGATTCTTTGTTAAGCCAAGAACAGATTTTGATATGGTGGAGAACTATAGAGATGGATTAATAATTCTATCTGGGTGTATGAACAGTATAATTTCTAAGGCTCTAGAGAATGATAATGACTCTGCAGCGATTCAATATACTAGATGGTTCAAGGATGTTTTTGGCGATGACTTTTATATGGAACTACAGCCACACAACCCAGCCTGGTTAAATAACTCCCTGTTGGACCTAGCCGATAATAACGGAGTTAAGTCTGTAGTTACTCTAGATTGCCACTACGCCTCTCCAGAAGACAGGGTTGCAGAAGAGATCATGCTTATTCTTGGGACTCACCCAAAGATTATTAAGGACGTAGATTTTGGAAAGAGTAGAAAGATTAAAGACCTTATTGAAAGATTAGATTACCTATATGGTGAACGTCAAATGTCATTCAAAGATCTTGATATCTGGCTTATGGGATACCAAGATGTAAAAGATCGGATGATGGCGCAGGGCATTGATAGAGAAGATATCTATGAGCATAGCATTGAGATTTCTGAAAAGATAACCTCTTACGACGTTAAAGATGGGGTAGACCTTCTTCCTGTAACCCATAAAGATCCAGATGCAGAACTTAAGCAAATTACTATGGATGGTCTAAGACAAAAAGACTTGATAACTCTAGAGTATTTAGAGAGAGTTAAGGAAGAACTTAACATTATCAAAGAGAAGAATTTTGCATCCTACTTCCTAGTAGTTGCGGACATGATTTCTTGGGCTAAGGATAACGGCATCCTTGTTGGTCCAGGTAGAGGCTCTGCTGCCGGAAGCCTGGTCTGTTACGCTCTTGGCATCACAGACGTAGATCCAATTGAGCATAACCTTCTATTCTTTAGATTTATTAACCCAGAGAGAAATGACTTTCCAGATATTGATACAGACTATGAAGACCGCCGTCGCGGAGAGGTAAAAGATTATTTAATTAAACAGTATAAGCATGTTGCATCTATTGCTACATTCAATACATTCAGAGACAAGGGGGTTGTCAGGGACGTTGCTAGAGCCTTTAATATCCCGTTGTCGGAAGTAAATAAAGCACTCAAGGGTGTAGAGACTTGGGATGAATTTATTCGTAGCAAGAGTGCTTCAGAGTTTCGATCTAAGTATCCTGAAGTTGTAGAATACGCAGATAGATTGCGTGGAAGAATTCGTGGAACAGGGCTACACGCGGCTGGAATCGTAACATCAAAGACAGATATCTCTTCTTACGCTCCCATGGAAACTAGAAAAGATACTCAGAGTGACGCAAGAATTCCGGTGGTCGCCGTAGACATGGATATGGCGGCTGAGATTGGTCTGATTAAGATTGATGCCCTTGGCCTTAAGACTCTAACCGTTGTTAAAGATACGATAAATAGTATCAGGGGGCGCAAGGGAATAGAGATAGATCTACAGAATATTCCAATGGACGATGCAGAAGTATACGCGGACCTGAGTGCTGGATTCACAAAGGGAGTGTTTCAGGCAGAGGCAGTTCCATACACCAACCTTCTAGTAAAAATGGGCGTAAGCAATCTGAATGAACTAGCGGCTTCAAACGCTCTGGTTCGTCCTGGTGCCATGAATACTATTGGTGCAGATTATATTAAAAGAAAGAAAGGCCGTCAGGCTGTATCCTATATACACCCAATTCTAAAAGAATTTACAGAGGATACCTATGGATGTATTCTGTATCAGGAACAAGTTATGCAGGCGTGTGTCTACCTAGGTGGTATGACCATGGCAGAAGCCGATAAGGTTCGTAAAATTATTGGAAAGAAGAAGGATGCAAAAGAATTCGATCAGTTCAAGGATCAGTTTGTTTCTGGCGCTTCAAAGCACATTTCTAAAGAATCAGCAGAAAAACTCTGGCATACATTTGAGGCCCATGCTGGATACTCCTTTAATAAGAGTCACGCTGTTGCCTACTCTACGCTATCTTATTGGACGGCTTGGCTTAAAAGATACTACCCAATAGAGTTTATGTATTCCCTGCTAAGAAATGAAGGAGACAAGGATAAAAGAACAGACTACCTGATTGAGGCTAAGAGAATGAACATTAAGGTTCGACTTCCTCATATTAATGAGTCCGGTGAGGACTTTACTCTAGAAGGTGATGCAATCAGATTCGGACTTGGAAACGTAAAATTTATTTCTGAGGGAATTGCTAAAAAGATTATTGCGGCACGCCCGTTTAGGTCGTACTCTGAGTTTATAGAATTTACTACTACAAAGGGGTCTGGTGTTAATAGCCGCGCTGTAGATGCATTAAATAGAATTGGAGGGGCAGCGTTCCAAGACAACCCTAGAACTGGTAATGAAAGAGAAAACTTTTATGAGTACCTCAACATTCCAGAGTTTGTAACTAATATTCCACGATGGGTAGAGTCATACTTTAAGCCAGTAGAAGAATATGAAGAAGAAGGCGCATTTATTATTATGGGTATGGTTAAATCTATCAAGCGTGGGGATGGATGGAGCCGCATTGAGATTGTAGACAAGACTGGCAGCGTTGGCGTATTCCATAGCCAAGACACACAGGTAGAGGCTGGGAGAATGTATATATTCTTGGTGGCAGACAATAGAGTTGCTTCATTCATTCCACCAGATTCCCTTGACTCTTCACAGTCTCCTTTTGTACAATTTCTAAAGGCAAAGACTATGGTCCTCGCGTCTGATGAATACTACGTCGTTGATGTTGAGCCTAGAAAAACTAAGAAGGGGGATAGAATGGCTCACGCAGTTCTATCTAATGAAGATAAAGAACTAACTTCAGTAATCGTCTTCCCTTCTGTCTATGCAGAGTCTTTAGCACACATGAAGCCTGGTACAAGTTGCAAGCCAATATTCGGTGAGACTAACACAGGCGCTACTACATTAAAGGGATTTGTTAGATGACATTAGATACATTAGCAGATAGATTACATAATACCGCGCAACAAAAGGGGTTTTGGGAACCAATTTCAAGAATGGATCAACAAGACTTTTTTATATTTTACGCAAAGCAAATTGCTATGATCCACTCTGAGGCTACGGAAATTTTAGAGGCTCTTAGGAAAGAAAAGGGAGAACAGGCGGTAGTAGAAGAGATTGCTGATCTTATCATTAGAACACTAGATCTATACAAAGGCCTGAAGGTTTACTACGGAGATTACCCGTCGCTTGATGAGATCTTAACAAAAAAATCTTTAGTTAATCAAGAACGACCAAGGCTGCACGGCGTCTTGGGATGATATAATGAATGCTTACTTTCTTCATGGTTCAGACGGAGAGAAACTTATGGTAATCCGTGGACATGATGAAGATATGATGGAAAAAATTATTGATACCCTGCACAGATCAAGATACGAGGGTATTAAAAAACTAGCAGAAACATTGGAGAGTCATTTTAATGAGCGACATGATGATGGAGGAAGTCCTATCCAGGTTAGACCCAAAAATAAGAAAGATGGTAGGAAGCGCCGCTGATGTAGAGATACATAAACAAAAAACACCAAGCCTATCACTTAACGTTGCTTTAAAAGGAGGCCTCGCATATGGTAGACAAGTTCTTATCTGGGGCAATAAGAGTGCTGGAAAATCCTCATTCTGCCTGCAACTTATTGCAGATGCACAACGAGAGGGGAAGACATGCGCGTGGATCGATGCCGAACAGTCATATTCTCCTGAGTGGGCTGAGAAACTTGGAGTCGATTCCGAAAAACTTCTTTATTCATCAGCAAAAACAATTAACGATATGGTTGACATTGGCACGCAACTTATCCAGTCGGGAGTGGACCTCCTTGTTGTAGACTCCATCTCTGCACTACTGCCAGCGATCTACTTTGAAAAAGATGGATCTGAACTAAAGCAGTTGCAAGATACTAAACAAATTGGAGCAGAAGCAAAGGATATGACCCACGCGGTCAAAATGTTAAACTACGTTAATGATAAAACTCTTCTTATCCTTATCTCTCAACAACGTAACCAGTTTGGCTCCATGCACGCTAGCCATATTCCCACAGGTGGAATGGCTGTAAAGTTTTTCTCTAGTACGATTATTAAACTTTGGTCTAGTGAGGCAGAGGCATCATCTATTAAAGATAAAATCTCCGTAGGAGACAAACTTATTGAGCAGAAGGTAGGAAGGCCAGTTAATTGGACAATCGACTACAATAAAACAGGGCCACAATTTATTACTGGGTCTTATGACTTTTACTTCCAGGGTTCGCATGTTGGAGTAGATCAGGTCGCTGATTTAGTAGATACCGCTGAGATGCTTGGAATAATAGAGCGCGGTGGGGCTTGGTATACTGTTCTAGGAGATAGAATACAAGGTCGTGCAAATGTTATTGCAAGAGCAAGAGAGGATCTTGATATGCAAGAAGAATTAACTAGATTGGTATATGAAAAAATATGATAGACCCAAAGACCTTTACTTCAACACCAGACTCAGGGCCTCCACCTAAATTTAGAACCATGGAGGGGTCATTCTCATGCCCAGAGCAAGGCTGCTATGAGGTTGCTAAAGAAGGCGAATACGACGAGGAAAATAGAAAGATCTTCTGGATGTGCCCAAATGGGCATGAAGGTAGCGCAAGACTTTGAGCGAGAGGTCTGAGTTGCGGAGAATGGGCGCTAAGGCTCACAAGAATAGTGGTCGTGGACAATATCAAAAGGGTGACGGTAGTATAGATAAATTTGTTGTGGATATTAAAGAATATAAAAAATCAATATCTTTAAATCAGGATATGTGGGCAAAAATAGTTACCGACTGTTTAAAAACAGATAATACTAAGAACCCGATGCTGATGATTGTACTGGGAGAAGACAATAGAAAGACCAGGCTAGCCGTTATTGAGTGGAGCCTGCTAGAAGAATTATTGGAGGAACTAGATGGAAGACATGATTGATTTGATAAATCAAGTGTCGGAGTTTGCTGACATTCATGATTTTGTCAGAGATGACAGTCTTGATGAGGCTATGGCTGCGATTGTAAAAATTATATCTAAGCCAGACATTCCTCCAACTCAGGCTATCACTCTTATCGCTAAACTGCAGGCCATCTCTGCTAAGTTTGGAATTCTTGCTGCTTGGTATTCGACGGCAGCAAAGGGTCCAACTGGATCTCCCAATAATATTAAAAAGAATATCTACTATTCAACAAAGGACGCCTTAGACAAATTAGTAGACAGTTTGAAGTACATCGTAAGGTATAATTTAGGTTAATTATGACTAAAAATTTAATATCCTCGTTGCTTAATAAACCAAAGGATACAAAACTAAACTCTAAGAAATTTGTTAAGATGCTTAATTCTGCATATCAAGATACTAATACTGTAAAAGAATTCAAGCAGAAGAAAACCTTTGCACCTAGTACCATAGGCTACGGTCATGGTACTTGCGCTAGATACTGGTTCATTGCCTTCAACGGTGCTGAGTTTACTGAAAATATCCCAGCGGCGAATATTGCCTCTATGAGGTCTGGAACAGACGCTCATGAAAGAATAGAAAAACTTATAGAAAGCACAGGCATTCTTAAACAAAAAGAGCGTGAAATAAAAAGTGTTAAGCCTCCTGTCCGTGGTTTTGCCGATGTAGTTTTGGAGATAGATGATGAAGAAATTATCGGTGAAATTAAAACGATCAAAGACCAGTATTTCATTCAGAGAAAGAGTGAGGGAATCCCTTCTCCAAGCCATCTTCTTCAACTTTTAGTTTATATGAAAATAGAGGGAGCCCAAGAAGGATTTATCTTATACGAAAATAAAAATGACAACGAACTTCTAGCGATTCCTATTCAGATGAGTGAGAAGAATGAAGATTACATCGATTATGTATTTGAATGGATGGAGGAGGTTTATTCATCTTATAAAGATAACATTCTCCCAAGAAGAGGTTACACTAAATCTACATGGACCTGTAAGTCCTGCCCAGTATCAGAAACCTGTCTAGAAAAAGAAGATGGCGACAAGAAGATAAATAATCTTAAGGTTGGCGTTGAATGAAAAACTGTGCTAACTGCGGTACGCCCTTTGAGTCTAATAAAAAAAATCAAAAGTATTGCACTCCAGCATGTTGCAGACTAGCAACAAATAAAAAAATTATGGAGAGGTACTATGAAAATAAAAAAAGAAGAAGTGGCGCAAAAAGATACTGCTCATGTGGACAACTCTTAAGTAGATATAATGATGCTGATATATGCTTTTCCTGCCATAAGAAAGAAAAAGATAATGAAGACTCAGCGATACTAGAGGTTATTAACAATGTCATTAAAAAAATTAATAAAACAAAACGCTAAGGTTGTTATGGGTGTGGACTCATCCACTAACTCATTTGCCTTCTGCCTTTTTGATAAGGAGCCAATAAAGTGGGGGAAAATTACTTTCAATGGCAACAACATTTATGATAAAGTAGTAGACTGCAGAGACAAGATGAAGTTTATTAAGGAAGAGGTTCATCCAGATTATATTTGTATAGAGTCTGCCATTATGGTGAAATCTCAGGCCGTGGCAATTAATATGGCGATGATAGTAGGAAGCCTAATATCTGAATTGGCCCTAGACTCAAGATCAATAATTACAGTTCCTCCTGCAACATGGCAAAACTATATAGGAAATAAAAACTTAACTAAGCAAGAAAAAGAATTAATAAAACAAGAGAACCCAGGAAAATCAGAAGCATGGTATCGTAATACCTCAAGAAGCATACGGAAACAAAGGACTATAGATTTTTTTAACAATAAGTATGGGATGAGTATAGATGATAATGATGTTGCAGATGCTTGTGGGATTGCCTACTATTCTTACGAGAAACTGACAAGTCATGGCTAAACTTTATGAAAGCAAGGCCTATCTAACTAAAAGATATGCTGTAGAAAAAAAGAGCCTTGAAGAAATTGCTAAAGAGTGTAATGTTAGCCATCAGACTATTTATAGGTATTTAGTAAAACATGACCTTATCCGCGACCCAAGAAAGTTTGGTAAAAAATGATTGAGCAAGACCTACAGCGCATGTATGCTGAGAAAGTTATGGAAGATATAAAAGAAGGTGTGCAGTTAATTCCTCGCAATACTGTTGAGATGGCAATTCAAGATGAATGCCATAGGGTTACCACCCTGCTAATAGAAAAAAATCGATCATATGGTAATTCAGCACTCAACCCCGTAAGAGTATTTTCACGGTCGGACACAACTGAGCAGTTGAAAGTTCGTATAGATGATAAATTATCTAGATTTATGAACGGGGACGATACCTTTAAAGAAAACGACCTTGACGATTTGATGGGGTATCTGGTACTATTGAGTATTGCAATAAAGGAGACATGGAAGTAATGCCACTATATACTTTTACCTGCATTGAATGCGACAAGTCTCATGAGTTAATGCTTAAAATAGAAGAAAGAGACAATGCTGTATGTCCAGACTGTGGCAAAAGCATTATAAGAAATATAGATTCACCAGGAATGGTTTGGGCTCCAACTCGCGGAAAAAGCGGTTTCGCTACCTAGTTTAGGAGAGTCATGTCAAAACAATCTAATAATGATAAAGAGTCTACACATTATGGGGTTAACCCAGATATATCAGTATTCTATGAACTTAAATTTGGTAAAGATATAATTAAGCCAGGTGACAGTCTTAAGTTTAAAGATGTTCGCGGATCATTTAGATTTATTAGACTGGCGCATAATATCAAAAAGGATGTAACCTGGATAGACTGCTATAGCCCTACTACTGGAGAATACAGATCATTCTATGTAGATAGACTAAAGGGTGTAGTACATGCAAAAAAAAGTATTAGGAAGAAGATGAATGTCAACTGATATAGTCCTAGCAGAACGATGGGAAAAAATTAATAAGGTAGTCGATGTATTCCTTAAAGGAACTACCAACCCATCCTCTATTGCAAAACTTACTGGATTTAAGAGAGCAGAGGTACAAGAGTACCTAGATGAATGGCGGTCAGTAATCCAGAGTGATAGACAAATTCAAATGCGTGCTAGAGAGGCTTTGTCAGGAGCAGATAGGCATTATTCAATGCTCATTGAGGAGGGCTGGGATGTTATTAACCAGTCCGGTGTTATTGGAGATTTAGGTAAAAAAACGGCTGGAATTAAAATTGTTGCAGATATTCAACAAAAACAAATAGATATGCTGCAAAAAGCGGGACTGATTGAAGATAGTGAAATTGCCCAGCAGATAATTGAGACTGAGCGTAAACAGGAAGTTCTGGTTAAAATTCTTAAAGAGGTTGTAGCGGACTGTGATCATTGTAAGAGAGAAGTGTTTAAGCGTCTAGAAGAGGTTACTGGCAAGGCAGAGGGCTTCTAATGTTTGATGACTTTATATCGGCCCTGGAAGAAGACGAGTTTGACGAGCACCCCGTAAACGTTGAAGAGTTTGTCACAAATGAAGACTATCTTCACCTACCGCCATTGTCACAGTATCAGTACCAGGCTATTAAAGCCATGACACAGATTTATAAAAAAGATACTCTTATCAAACTTTATGGAGAAGAAGAGGGTCTAAAAAGATTTAAACAAACTTGCAATGAAGTTATATTGCAGTTAGGAAAAGGTAGCGGGAAAGATTATCTTTCTACCATCTCAGTAACCTACCTTGTTTATCTATTACTATGTCTAAAGGACCCAGCAAAGTATTTCGGCAAGCCCCCAGGAGACTCTATTGATATTATTAATATCGCCATCAACTCTGAGCAGGCTAAGAATGTGTTCTTTAAAGGCTTTCGCAAAAGAATTGAAGACTCTCCCTGGTTTGTAGGGAAATATAACATTACGGCACAAAGCGTATCATTCGATAAATCAATTACATGCCATTCAGGTCACTCAGAAAGGGAGTCTTGGGAGGGCTATAATGTTATCTGTGTGATCCTTGATGAGATCTCTGGGTTTAGTACAGTATCTACAAGTGGTAACGAGCAGGCAAAAACTGGGCAGGCGATCTATGATATGTATAGAGCCTCCGTAGACTCTAGATTTCCAGACGTTGGAAAGGTAGTTCTTCTTTCATTCCCCAGGTACCGTGATGACTTTATTCAACAAAGATATAACGCTGTCGTGGCAGATAAAGATGTTGAGATTAAATCTCACAAATTTAAGTTAGATGATGAAATAGAAAATATGCCGGAGAATGAGTTTACCGTTGAGTGGGAAGAAGATCATATAAATGCATACAAGTATCCTAAAGTATTTGCATTGCGCCGACCCACATGGGAAGTAAATCCAACTAGATCTATAGATGATTTTAAAATTGCATTTTATAATAATCCAGTAGATGCCCTTGGTAGATTCGCATGTATGCCTCCAGATGCTGTAGACGCCTTTTTCAAATCTAAAGAAAAGATATTAACGTGCTTTAATCAGCCGATGAACGGCGTGGATGATGATGGAAGATTTAGAGATTGGTTTAGGCCACAGGAAAGCAAAGAGTACTATATCCATGTTGACCTTGCACAGAAGCATGATCATTGTGCTGTCTCCATGGCTCATGTAGATAGATGGGTGCATATAAAATCCTTTATGAGCCACAATGTAGTTAGCCCGATAGTTGTAGTAGATTGTGTCAGATGGTGGACCCCCACTTCAGATAAATCTGTGGACTTCTCTGAAGTAAAACAGTTTATAGTAGACCTTAGATCCCGTGGATTTAATATCAAAAAGGTAACTTTCGATAGGTGGAACTCGCACGATATTATGTCTGAGTTAAGGATGATTGGAATAGAAACAGAGACCTTATCTGTTGCTAAGAAACAC